AACCTGCACCGCCGCCTGCATGAGATCGGCGATTTCCCCTTGCAGCATTGCCACCTCGGTTTTGAGACTCTCGCGGACCTGCTCCATGGCCAGCCCGCTGTAGTGGCTGTTGAGGTAGTTGGCCGCCTCGGTGAGCTGCGTTTGCGACAGGTCACTCTGGACAAAAATCACCCGGTTCTGCACATCTCCCTCGGGGGAAACGAGGATCACCAGCACGCGGCGCTCCGACAGGCGAAGAAACTCGATGTGCCTGAATACCGACGCGCGGCGCGGGGCCATTACCACGCCAACGAATTGCGACAGGCTGGAGAGAAGATTGGCCGCGTTGGCAATGACCTTCTGAGGCTGCTCGGCCGCCAGCGAATGCGGGGTGATGCGATCGCGCTGCACGGTGAGCATGGTGTCCACGAACAGACGGTAGCCTTTGGCGGTCGGGATGCGCCCTGCCGACGTGTGCGGGCTGGCGATCAAGCCCAACTCTTCCAGATCTGCCATGACGTTGCGAATCGTAGCGGGCGAGAGTTCCAGGCCACTGGCACGCGAGAGCGTCCTGGAGCCGACAGGCTGTCCATCCTCGATATAGCGCTCGACCAGCGCTTTGAGCAACAACTTGGCGCGCGCATCCAGCATGCAATCATTTTACTGGCGTAAGTTTCTTGGACCATCGGCCCCGACCCTCATGCCGGTGTATATGGTCGCGTAGACAGGACACCGAGCAGCCCACCATTTCAGCCAGCGTTCGCTGGTCATACCAACCCGAGCGCCACGCGGCCACGATTTGCGCCGTAGTTTCATCATCTAACGCGCGCTTTTTCCCCCATGTTTTTCCAGCCGCCCGCGCGGCCACTTGCCCGGCGTGGCACCTCTCGCGGATCAGCTCTCGTTCGAACTCCGCAAAGGCACTGAGCATGTGCAAAAACATGCGGCCTTGGGGCGTCTCAGTTTCGATGGATTCAGTGAGCGAGCGGAAGCCGCAGCCCTTGGAGCGCAGCAGATCAAAGACCTTGACGAAGTGCGCAACGGAGCGCGCGAGCCGGTCGAGTTTATAGACCGTCAACACGTCGCCGCGCTGCATTTTTAATAGCAACGCGTCAAGCTGTGGCCGATCTTTTATGGCCGAGCGTTTTTCCTCAACAATGATGTCAACGCCCGCGCGCTTGAAAGCGGCAAGCTGTGCGGCAGTGTTCTGCTCAGTCGTGGAGACACGCGCGTATCCGTAGATGGTCAACGGTCTTTGTACTGTGCATCAAAGCGTTTATGGGCGGCCATGTACTCATTGGCACAGGCCATCGTGGCCGAATCGACCAAGCAAGGCGGCGACGGTCGGTAGTAGTCAGCCCAAGCATTCGCGCGGCGCTGTTCGCGGTCCCGTTGCAGGCGCTGCGCAAGATCGCGGGCGTCCTGCAATGCCTGGGCCTGGGCTTGTTGCTGCTGCTGCCGCGCAGCCCTGCTTTCCTGCTCGACTCTCATACGTTCACGATCAGCACGCATGGCCTGCTGTGCCTGCTGCGCAAGCTGGTTCAACGCGTACTCAGCGCGAAGAGCCGACACACCCTCATAGGCAAACATTGCGGCCAAGGCGCCAATGAAAACGCCTGCGGCGATCTTGCCTATATCAGCAAAAAAGGTGTCTTCCCGAGGGAATCTGTTGCGATCCATGATTTTTCCCACCCTTTAAATTGTGAAGGGAATTGTCACACCAGGAACGCAGCGGAGGCCCTGAATACCGGTCTTTTATGGCGGCGAGCGAAGGGTGGTTCAAGTTCAAGCGCAGCGCTTCGCGGCGATGGCCCAAGCATGTTCGACGGCAGCGACACAGCAGAGATGCACCAAGTGCGGCAGGAAGCAGAGGCAGGCGCGCTGGTTACGCATTGCCCCTTGACGTGGGGAACGTGGCGCGTGACAGGTTGAACATGGGGCGATGCCCCATACCCCAGATAGCTATAACTTCGATAGCTTATGTTTAGATCCAAACAGGTTACTACCTATCTGTAACGGAATGCACCGACGCATTCCGCGCCGCAAGCTGTTCAGCCCACTCACTACGCGTGCCCTGGCGCACTACATCCGGCACACCGCGCGGCCCGATGCTGGGCTGATGCTGCACAAGGTCAACGACCGGCACTGTGCCCGCTTGAATGACCGCAGGCGCCGCCTCCTGCGCCTTCACCAAGGCCGGACCGGCTGGCTTCTCTTGGTGCTGTTCTGGCGCCTGCCAATCGACAAAAAAGCCCTTGACCACGATCTGAACGCAGACCGAGAAATCAACGTTCAAAATCGTAGCTTGTTGGCTGTAGCATTTACAGGTATCGCCCATATGAACGCACGCCGCAGGGTACGGCGCCACCTTGGGTTTTGTGACTTCGTCATAGACCGGCGCAGTGTGCGGAAGGCTGGGAAACCGAGGCGCTCGCGCCTGAACGTAGGCGCCTAACGAATCGTCAGCCGCCGACACTTGGAGTGATGCAGCAGCGACCGGCCCCCCCTGCTCGCGCAGCGCTTGAACGGGCTTTTCTTGCACCGGTTGCCAGCGCTTCGCCATGGCCTGATAGGCGCTATAGAACAGCACCGGAATGAGCACCACAGACGCGGCCAGCGCCCAAACCATTTTGGGAATTTGCTTTTTTCCAGTGTGCAAGCTGGCCGACCGATACCAGCCGTATACCTCTTTGGGGAAGGCTTGCATGGTGACCGTCCCGGACTTGCCAGAGCCGTTTTTTTCACACTGCGCATTGACGGCGGACCACTCCAGCACGCTGACCAGATCCGCGCCGAAATTTCGCTTTAAATGGCGGTGCCATCCAGGCGAGCCGATCAGCCGACGAACGAAGGCATCAATGTTCTGCGGGTGCTGGGTGATCAGGTAGAAATCGAAACCACGGCGCCGATGTTCCGCCAGCATGCGGACATGCTCAGGAGGTGTAGCGCTGGGAGGCCGCAGCGGTAAATCATTGTGGCACTCGTCCACGACAAAAATCGTGCCGTCCGGCTCGTCCTGCCACTTCGAAAAGTCTGCCGTTTTCCACGACGCCAACTCACCGCCAGGAACAGCCTCAAACCGCCCGTTGTGGCAGACCGGGCGATTTTCTTTTAGAGAGCGCTCGCGCACCCACTTTAAGGCGTTGAGGGTCTTTCCTGCGCCGTTCGCGCCTGTAATCAGATACAGCATTATTTAATGACCCACTTTTTGACGGTGTCGCTTGTCAAGCCACTGAGCACTAGACGCGCCGTTATTGCGCTGGTAACGATGCTGATGCAGACCCCGACTTTCATCATGCCGACGATGCCCATTACTTCCGGAGGCAACAACGAAAAGCTCGTAATTGCTTGCGTTTTTAGCCAGGTCAGCGCCGTATTCATGCCGGTATAGGTGACGACACCGATCCCGAGAGCGACCAGGACGCGGCCCGCAAGTGTTCCAACGACACTAATCAGCATGCCGCCGATGGCGTAAATAAAAACCGGCATCTTAGCCCCTTCCTACGATACGAAACGCCAAGAGAAAAGAAATTGCGACGAGAATATTTCCAAGAATCGCAAGCGGACTATTGAGCACGGAAAACGGCAGAGTGATCGACTGCCCGGCGACCGTGATATTTAGGTCCTGCACTCCCGAACCACCGCCGAGCGCGTCAGTCGTATCAATGCGGCCATTTAAATCAATGGTTTCATTTCCCGGCAAATCTAGGGTGCGGTTTCCGGTTTTCACAGACTCCAGCAAATACAGCTTGGATTCTGCGGTTTTCTGCACATACAGTTGGCAGTTTCTTTTGTGCTGTTCCTGCGCAATAGCACACTGAATCACATCGCCTTTACAGGTAAATCCAGCATCGCACGATCCGCCAAAGGCGTCTTTGTCTCCATCGCCTTCGCCGTCCGGGTCCCCGTTAGGATCACCGGGTTTATATGTCGCGTAGCACATATTTCCGACTTTCACAAATCCAGAAGGGCAATTACCATCAGAATCAGGAGATTTAGGGTCCGATATACAAACAGCACCTTGCTTGTGATACCCATCTGGACAGGTACCATCTTCATTCGGTTCTTTTGGCTCAGACGGAGTGCCATAACCATTCCCGGATGGATTATCCGGATTACTAGGGTCTGTATTCGGCGGCGTAACATCGGGCGGGCTAGTAGTCCCACCAGTACCATCCCCACCTGTACCCGTACCAGGGCCAGACCCACCGCCAGCACCGCCCGTGCCAGGACCCTCTGGGTCGCCGGACCCACCGTCTCCACCATCACCGGGTGGCGAATCAGGATTATCGCCAGGAGGTGTATCAGTAGGAGGCGGATTAGATGCAGGAGGTGCAGAATCTGACGTGGTACAGCGCGCACCGGTAAGATACCCAGACCCGCTGCAATCTGTTTTTCCACCCCAACTGACACAAACAGATGATCTAACTTTAGCTTGGCAACCGCCAGAACAAAAATATTTCACCTCATTATCTGATAATCCACTAATCTCACCGACGCCTTTACCGGCCTCGCAGCCAGTTTCTTTGCAAACGCCGTTCACTCGCTCTTTACCAGCAGGACAATCAGGCTCTTTTACACAAACATTATTAATACGCACTTCATTTGCCGCACACGGCTTGAGCGTACATACACCGTTAACTTTTTCAAATCCAGGCTCACAGACTTCCGCACGCGGCTTGCATTGTCCATCTTTCTCAAGAGAATCCGAACTACAAACGCACTCAGTCCCGACCAATTGACTATTAGCCTGCGGGCAAACATACCGCCCGTAATAACTCCCAATAACCGGACTCGTTGACCCGTCGAACGTTTTAGTACCAATGCAATCCCCCTGGGGGTGCATATCAATGCCCACGCCCGAGAACGAATATGTACCGTCTCCCAACGTGTTAAAGAAATCAAATTGCTGCCTACAGGTTTCCTCAGTAGTAGGGTAATTGGCACTCGGCGGCGTAAGCGTGTAGTACCAGACCGGAGCAGGATAAGCCCGAGCAACGCCCGAAAGCAGAACCAGGACTGAAAGAAGAATCAGGCGGAGAATATGAGCCACGCCGCCCCCAATATTGCGATGATGACGAACAGGCCCATTAATCCACCTTTGACGAAGTGCCAGACGCTGGCACTTTGGCAAAGCCCCCACCCGGCCGAGTGGGGAGCCCCAAGCCGCAGGACTTAGGACAGGGCGCCACGGACCCACTTGAACGCCTTGACGGCGGCGTAAATGATCAGCACCGCCGAGCCGACGAGACCCACAGGGGTTGCCTGAGCGGCAATGTCAGTCACCACGTCCGTCACGTCGATTGCGGCAGCGTTGGCGGCCACGGTGCCCATCAGGGCAACAGCGGCAACGAGGCCGCGATTGAACGTCTTGTTCATTTTTTCCTACTCCGTTTGTTGTGGGCTATCGCCCGTTGACAGAGCCTTGATGAGCATGCGAAACGCCCAGCCAATGGCCCAGATCGCCAGCACCGCGCTGGCAATTGCTGCTCCCCCCGCTGCATCCAATTGCAGAGGCGGAAGGCTTAATTCGTGTACGACCGTGACAGTGCAGGCCGTGGAACATTCAATCACCGAGTCAGCCATGGGAATCTTCCCCAGGCGGGTAATCGGCAGCGGTGCCGAGCCGATCCAGGTCCACCAGCACCGGACGGTCTTCGGGTTCGCAGCAATCGAGAACAAGCTGATGCGCTGCATCAACATCGAACACGACGCCGCCGCCCGCTTCGCGCAGACTGGCAACCCATTCGGGCTGACCGTCAGAGAGCGAGGGAGCCAAAAAGCGGCCCGTTGCTTGGGACTGGACCAGGAGGCGCATTACGCAGCCTTGGCGGCCCGTGCAACGGGTGCAATTTCGACCAGGGTCAGCTTGGTGCCATCATCGCGAGTCGCTTCCATTTCAAAGACCGCATTGGCCTGGATCGGGAAGGACTGCGACAGGCCCAGCCACTTTTCGAATTCCTTTGCGTCACCAATCTTGAACGGGCGGGTAACACGACCGAGCGAGCGGCCTGCACCGTTTTCCTTCAGATCAACCTCACAGTGAAACGTGGTGCTTGAGAAGGCTTTGCCTTCGAACGTGCCGACTGATTCCTTGATGCCGTGAACGACGACTTGCATGGGGATTCGCATGATTTTTCCTATGGCCAAAATTGAGGTCAGGCAGCAACGGGGCCAGCGTCGCAGACCAGGGAAACACGTTCAAAAGCGGGCTGGAAAGCGCGCCGAAGCTCAGGCAATGTGAAGCGCTGAAGGCGACCGGGCAGCTTCACATTGCTGACCATGGCGCACAGTTCATCCAGACCCAGGAACTCGATTGCAGCCGCCGCAGTGGGTGCAGCGACATCGCGGAACCAACGCACATTGCGGGTAACTTCCGCCTCTACGGTTTCGGCAGCGAGACGGCCCGCCGTCTTGACAGGTGCAGGCGTGACGATGGCGTCAGCCAAGCGAATCAGGGACGCATGCCAATCGCTCGCACCCGCGAAAAAATCGGCAGGACGGCGCAGCATTTCCGGCGACAGTTCACGCAGCTTGTTGCCATAGCGAAGCTCAGCGCGGACCCATGACGATGCAGCTTCAACACCGAAAAGCTGATCGCCTTTTTCGTAGACGTTCGTCTGTTTTCCGGCTTCTTTGCTCCCAAGGTAAAACGAGCGCTCATGGCCATTAGCCCAGTCGCCGAGCATGTTGCACTTGAGACGTTTTCCGCCCGAATCACACAGGCCGGCTTTGTAGTCGCCGACCAGCGACGAGAGGTAGTCGGGCAGGCCAGGAACACCATCGAAAAAATCAAGCGCGAGGTCGCAGCGGGTCATGTCGCCGCCGTACTCTTCAATCAAATCGGCAAGACGGGTGTTCCAACCGCTTGCAGCGAAAGTGCAGGCTGCACCGTAGAGATTGCAATGGATGGTTCTGCTTTGCGCCTGCTGGCGTGGACTCTCGCCGCTCGACAGGTAGCCCACCCAACCGCACTCGACGCCGTTGCGCTCAATACTCCAGCGGAAACGGTAGAAGTCATGGCCCTTGCGAATTTCAGGGGCAACGGTGTAGTCATCGCCGAGCGCCTGGGCGACAGCAAATGCAAGGTCTTTGGCTTGCGCTGACGCGCTGAAATCGGCGTCAGGAAGGCCCGCCAGGATGCGGCGAACTTCAATAGCCCGGTCATCCCAAATGTTGGGCGCCCAACGACCGCCACCAGGAGGCGCCGAGGGGAACAGATCATCAACAGAAGGCGCAGGCGCATTGCGCAGCAGGCAGGTGAAGCGGACCCAATCGACATGCACCACCGACTTGGACGCCATGCGTTCAGCCAACAATCGGGCCTTGACTTCCGAACCATCCAGGACAAGGGTTGAGCGAGCGGCGCGGGTCATGACGAAATCCTGTTATCCCCGTGATTACCATCGGGGATGGAAGCCAGCCCCGCCGCCGCCGCGCCCGCGCTCCGCTTTTCGTGCGCGGCGTCCGCGGTGCCAGCGAGAAGGCCAACTGCCCGAGCATGAAATTCAAGTGGCCGCGTGGGGAAACGATCAAGGAAGGCGGCGATGTGGAGCCATGCGCCGCGATTGGTGGAGCGAACAAAATCGGTCATACCGCCGCGCCCCCTGCTGCGCCGTCCTGAACAAGCGGAAAACCGTTGTTGTCCGCGTAGGCCTGAACCTTTGCAGGAGGAAGAGGGAAAACGGGTTTAGCCGCCGTATTGGTGCACCGCCCAGGCGCGCGGGCAGATGAAGCCGGCAAGCTGTCCACCGCGCTTTGGTGCGCCTGGGAGGTGCAATCTGGGGTTGAATGGGGGTGCATGCCGGCTCCTGAATCGCTACAAGTTGTAGGCAAGCCGAATGTAGCGACGGCTACACCTTGTAGTCAAGTTTCGCCGTAATATCGCTACATCTTGTAGGCATGACTACAACATGTAGGAGAACCGGATATGCAAAGCACCATGAATCTGCTAGACAGCGCACTAGCAAAGCAGCCCGCACCATTCTGGACAGAGCGGCTCAAGCTATCGCGCGGAGCACTTCACACCGCAAAAACGCGAGGACACCTAAGCCCCGCGCTAGCTGGAGCGCTGGCCGAGGAACTAGGCCAGGACGTGAAAAACTGGATAGTTGTCGCAGCGCTTGAATCCGAGCGAGACAGCGCATGCAAAACACGAATGTTGGGCAAGATCGCAAAAATCACATCAGCTTAG